TAAGACGAAAACTCGCTCTCATAAAGTCGTTTCTCGTAAGAAAACGAACAAACCGAAAGAAAAGGATCTCCGAGAATTAGGCAAAAACAAAGCCTTAGAGCGAGCTAAGCGAAAAGGCTTAATTAAAGACTAAGGGAGGTAAAATCCTATGAATTTACAACCTCGTAGAGAAACAATCGTCGTTCAAGACGAGTTTTTACTAAGCGCCGAGGGTTTAGTCCATAAAGTCGGCGGGATCACGTTAGACGGATCCGCTTTCGGAGCAGATGGTACGATCGTTAAAGCGGGTACCGCCGTTATGAAAGACGGAGCGACAGGCTTATTTAAGCCGTATGCCGACGATGCGGGTAACTTCCCAGCGGGAGCGGAGGTTTATCTAACCGCTCAAGATGCCGTTATTAAAGCGGGAACTAACCCGGTAGTCGGAGCCGTCGTCCGAGCTTATGTAAATACGTCGAAACTTACCGGAGTAACGGCGGCTTTCAAAGATGCAACAAAAGACCGTTACATTTACGGTTAATCCTAGCCGCTAACATCTAAGGATTACTTTTATAGCGATAAAAGGAGGTAAAAACCTATGCCTTTACATTTAGCCGAGTTTTCGAGAGAAGCGTTTCAAGGATATATCGAAAATCTCCCTCCGGCAAAAACACGTATTTTAGAGCGTTTTATGCCGATCAAGCCGGTTTATGATATCAAGTTTAGCTATAACGTTATTAACGGAAAATATGCTCGTACCGCTTCTATTACAGGTTTTAACGCTGGAGCGCCGCTCCGTACTAAGCAAGGCTTAGAAAAAGCTTTCGGAGAAGTCGCTAAGGTACAACATGGTTTTCGCTTAGACGAGGAGGAGCTACTCCGCTTTAACCAACCTCGTAGCGACGAGGAACAACAATCCGTAGTAGAGTACATTTACGATCAAACGGATGAACTCGTCGAGGGTGTCCGGGATGTAGAGGAATGGATGCGAGCGCAAGCGATCTATACCGGGAAACTACAATACAACGAGAACGATATCAAGCTCGATATCGATTTCGGAGTACCAGCGGGGAATAAATTAACGCTTGTCGGCTCGGATGCTTTCTCCGACCATACAAACTCCCAGCCGCTAACCGTTTTACAACAAATGGTACAAATCTATAAAAACGCAAACAAACAGAAAAACCCGGGCGAGATGCACATGAGTACGGCGATGCTAAACGATATCCTCGCTAACGCTCAAGTTAAAAACCATATTTACGGATCTCCGACCGATGCTCGTATCGTTACTCGGGATCAATTACAAACCTTGTTCGAGTCTTTAGGCTTGCCTCGTTTCGTGATTAATGACGATGTAGTGGAAACGAACGAGGGAGAGGTTAGACTTTTACCGGAGCGCCGGATCGTTTTCTTGCCAAACGGTACGCTCGGTAACTTATATCAAGGTATTACAGTCGAAAATAACTATAAGCCGGGTATGTACGTCGTAACAGAGATCAAAGAAACAAACCCTCCGATGCAAGCGGTATATGTCGGAGAAACGATCTTCCCAGCGTTAGCGATCCCGAGCGCCGTAGCTTGGATCGATGCTTAATTAACCATATAAAGCGGATCGGATAGCAATATCCGCCGCTTTTTCCTTAAAAAATTATGATCGGGAGGTTAAAATCATGGCTAAAGCTCAAGAAAAAGAAACTCAAAAACAAGAAGTAAAAGAAACTAAGTACATCGTCGGCGATCAAGGCTATCTTTATAAAAAAGGCAAAGTTTACAAAACAGGCGAGGAGATTTTCCTCACTCCGGAAGAATACGAAAACGTAAAAGACAAGGTTAAAAAAGCAAAAGATAAAGACGAAGAATAAAACGAAAGGAGCGGGTATAGATGGCTTACGAGTTAGAAAAGGAGTACCTTTCTAAACTCCCGCCTAACCCGCTCTCCTCTTTAGATGATGCCGATCTCGACAAAGCCTTTTTTAAGGCTCGAGAGGATCTATCGATTTATCATCCTAGACATATCACGCCTCGGATCGTCGTCTTACAAGCGATTTATAACGCCGAAAGCGCCGCCGGAGAGTATGAAAGCCTCAAGCGGCAAGGGATCGCCTCTTACTCGACGAAACGAGGCTCGATATCCTTTACCAGCGGATCCTACTCGTCTATTTCTCCTCAAGTAAGAGAGATTATCGGGGATCCTCCGACTCCAGCGGGGAGGTTAATCTAATGATGTTATTTTTCCCGCAAAAAGCGACGTTATACCGAAAGATCCCGGATCCGAATAATCCCGGACGGTACCTAAAAGACGATTACGGTAACTTTCAACTCCAGCCGATCGAGGTAAATGTCGCTATCGATCTCCGGCAAAACGTCGTAAGAGATGCCGACGGAGCGGAGGTTAGTACCTTTATGGAGGTAGACTTTCCGCCGGATGTGGAGTACGATTACGGCGACGAGCTGGAGTATAAGGATCCGTTTAACCGGGTATATCGGGGGAAGATCATAACCATCGAGGAAAATACCGATCCGCTCGGCAAGCGAGTTTTATCGAGGTTTTCTACCATTGGCTAAAGACTTTATCTCGATAGAATGGGAAGGCTTAGCCGAGATGGAGCGGTTACTCGATGGGATGGAGGAACGGATCGAGAGGATCGCTAAAGAGGAGTATACCGATTTCGGCTTTCTAGTAGAGGAAGCGGTAAAAGCTTTAATGCCTCGAGATGAGGGCGATCTCGAAAGTAGTTATAATATCGCTCCCGCTCGACGAGAAGGCGATGAGATCGTAGTAGAAGGCGGATCAAATAGCGAGTATGCCGTCCGTAGACATGAGGAGCCTTATCGGATGGGCGTTTATCCTAAGTACGATAATGGAGCTAAGTTTCCGGGCTATTACGTGAACGGACGAGGCGCTCGTACTCGAAATAAGCCGGGCTTTCGAGGAGAAAAAGCCGGGCGAAAGTTTCAAGAGCGAGCGGTTAATCTCCTCAAGCCGGACTTTGAGAAAATGAATAAGCGTATTTTAGAGCGAGTCTTAGGAGGCGAGTAGGGATGATCCAAAAGTATATAAAGGATTTATTAGCGGCGGAGATCCCCGAGCTTGAGTGGAGCATAGAGGCTTACTCCGGCGAGGATGATACCGGAACGGTTATAATGAATAATCCCTCTCCCTCCGATTCAAACGACGAGCGGGAGTTTATTTTCCCGAGCTACCAAGTATACCTAAGATCCTCCGACTTTGCGAAAGTCGAGTACCTCGCTTACAAGGTATATGATATCCTTAATAAGCGGCGGGATGAGGTAGCTACCCGAGAGTACCGAAACAAAAAAGGAGAGCTTTTAGGCTCCCGCTCTTACCGGATATTTTTTATCGAGTGTGATCCTCCGATCCGGGTAGGAGTGGAGGGGAAACATCTCGATTATAGTATAAATCTAAGGGCAACCTTAAAGGAGGTTAAATAGCTATGCCGCAAGTTGACGGAAAATACATCCCTTTCGGTTTAGCCGATATTACAGTAGGCGAAGGAACAGACCAAATAATGTTTGACGGGAAAACATATCTCCAAGCGGACGGCGGCGAGATCTCTATCGAGCCGGAGCTTGAGGATATCACGATCCCGGACTTTGGAAACACTCCATACGATCAAATCGTAGTCGGTTATAACGGCGAGCTTACAATCGTAGCGGGAAACCGAGATCTTAAGATCTTAGCGCTTGCTATGGGTTACACCGAGGCGATTACGGATACCGGAGGGCAAACCGTCGGGCTAATGGATGCGAAAATCGGTACATCCATGCGCTCGAAAGCGAAAAAAGTCGTTATCCATCCTCGAGGAATGGGATCCGATAAATCGAACGATATCACGATCTACAAAATGGCTGGAGTATCCGAGTTTAACGAGTCTTACGCTAACGAGCAAGGGCAAAACGAGATCACTCTACAAATGTATCCGAGAGATGGAGCGGATGCAAACTTACCGGGTAACTTTTTCTATATCGGAGAAACGGATCCGAACGCCGGAACTTAATAACAGAGGGAGGAGGAGAGCATTTCTCCTCCTCTTTTTTGTATTATAATAGACTTGTAAAAAATTTCTCTCAAAACAAGGAGGTACCATTATGGCAAAGGTATTATTAAACATTAACGGAGAAGATCAAAACGTTAAAATCGAAAAAATGAAAGTCAAACAGCTAAAAAAGGCTTTAAAGAAGATACAAGAGATTATTAGTTTAGTGCAAAACGAGGAAAGTACGTCGGAGCTTATCTCTTACTTTATGGAAATGGACATTAAACCGGGAGAAGCGGGAGCCGCTATGGATGACGCTCTCGAGGATAAAATCTTTATCGAAAATCTATTAAACGCCTTTAAGATCCTCTTTAATCGGATCCCGGACGAAATAACGGAGCTTTTAGCGATCGTAAGCGGGATCGAGGAGGAAGTACTCGACGAGCAAGATTACGATACCCTTTTCGATATCGCTCAAGCGGTTATCGAAGTGAACGACTTTAAAGCGATGATCGAGCGGGCGAAACAAACTTTTTTTATGGCTCGGAGCAAGTGGGGAGGGTTCAAGGTAGTAAAATAAAGCTCGATCCTTTCGAGCTTATTGTCTACCGCTTATCCCCAATCTTAGGAGGGAGATCCGAGGTATTAGAAACTCCGGTACTCGAGGCGCTTAATTATCTCGCTATGGAGCGGCAAGAGCGGGAGAGTCGCCGCTTAGAACAATTTCATTTACTATTTTTCGGAGCTAACTCTCGAGTCGATCCGAAACAGCGGAAAAAGTTTTATGACAAGATCAAACCTCGAGAAACCGGAGGGCGTTTACTCGGCAACCCTCACAAAAAGCTCGAATGGGATTTCTCCAAGCTGGATGAATTTAGAGCGAAACCGAAAAATAAACAATAAGGAGGCGGTTTTATGCCGGGAGTCGTTAGCGAGCTAAGAGCGAGATTTTCGGCTCAAATCAGTAGTTTTAAATCCGCCGTTGCTGGATTGAAACAAGAGATAAACAGTATCGGGAAGGATAGCGCTAAAGCTACCGCCGAGGCTAACCAAGCCTTTGACGGTATGCGAAAGAGCCTTACTAACCTCCGCTCCGCTCTTAAAAACGCTGGAGCGGGATCCTCCGATATGTTTAGCGGATTGGATAAGGCGATCACAAAAGCGGAAAGCGACCTAAGTACGTTCGGGCGGCTTTCCGTTTCTACTATGCTCGAGCTTCAAACGTCGGTAAATAAAGCGAAAAAAACGATCGACAAGCTCGGGGATAATGTCAATCTCGGAGGATTGGATCAAGCGATCCGAGAAGCAGACAAGGCGATCCAAGATTTCGGGAAAAATGCGAGCGGAGCGACGAAAGAAGCGGAGCAAGCCTTAAAAAACTATCAAAATACATTCACAAAATTAAAAACGATCGGAGCTACCGCTTTCGTCGGGATCGGTACCGGGATAGCTGGAGCGATCAAAGTAACCGACGATTATCAAAGAGCATTAAACGGAGTCGTCGCACAAACCGGAGCTACCGATGAGGAAACGAAACAACTCGGGCAAACCCTTAAAAATATCTATGCCGCTAACTATGGCGAGAGTTTCGCCGATATCGGAGAGGCTCTAGCTCTAACCGCCAATAATACCGGGTTAGCGGGTAAGGCTCTCGAGGATATGACGAAACACGCCTTATTACTCCGGGATACTTTCCAATATGACGTATCGGAAACGACTCGGACAGCCGATACGCTAATGAAGCAGTTTGGAATAACCGGAGAGCAAGCGTTTACTCTCATCGCTCAAGGAGCGCAAAAAGGACTCGATAAGAGCGGCGATATGCTCGATACGTTTAACGAGTACGCCGTTT